ATCAGGTTGAGCTCCACAAGATGTGGAGGACCAAGCGGTACGGAATGGCTGTGCTCCCGAGGCAGACCGGGAAGGATGTGGCTGCCTCGATGGAGCAGTGCGATGCCCGGCTGCGGACACCCAAGACCACGGGCGTCTACATCAGCCTGTCCAACCCGATGATCCGCGACATCCTCTGGGACAAGACGTACATCGACCCGCTGACGGGCGAGTACATCCGTGGCCTGCAGGACAACGTCCCCAGTGACTCAGTGGACTGGAAGGGCACCCTCATGGAGGGCCGGTTCTCCAACCAGAGCCGGCTGAAGCTGCAGGGCTACTTCCAGTCCGGACAGGACAAGGCCGGTGTCGGCACGTCCTACCAGGACTACACCGTCACCGAGCTGGCTCTGTTCAGCCGGGAGGATCCGATCCCCCGCATCATGCCCATCCTCGAGAACAGGGCTGAGCAGAAGCGGCTGATGGTGGTGAGCACTCCGCGTGGGAAGCGACGCAACCCACTGTGGCAGCTGATGGAGTCCCTGAGCGGGAATCCCGAGGCACAGGTCATCGTCCGGACGATCGACGACCTGAACGAGATGATGAAGCGTGAGGGCCTGCCTCCGGTCCTGACGCCCGACGAACTCGAGCGGATCAGGGAGACCTACCTCAAGCGGTTCGGCAACGACCGCATGTTCGAGCAGGAGTACCACGTCTCCTTCGAGGAGATGGACGCCGCGGCTGTGTACGGCGAGGCGTACATGAAGTTGGTCGGGGACAACCGGGTGCACGACTTCAACCTGGATCCGGGCCATCCGGTCTACGTGGTGTTCGACATCGGCAGCTCAGGCATGCACTCGGACGCGACAGCGTGGATCGCGTTCCAGTGGATCAACGGCCGGCTGTTCCTGTACGACTGTGGCGAGGGCCACGGCAAGGCACTGCCCGAGTACGTCGATGTGCTGCAGGCCAAGCAGTACTTCAACAAGGTCGGGGCCATGATCCTGCCGTGGGATGGTGACCACCACGAGAAGGCGGTGAACACCACCCCAGCCGACATGATGCGCCAGCGGTTCCCGAACGTCGCAGTCCTGGCCAAGAGCAACAAGGTGTGGAAGATACCCGGCTCACGGAGCGGAGACTTCAACATCGTCACCGATATCCAGCAGACACGCATGATGCTGTACAACACGATCATCCACGAGACCAACTGCCAGTGGCTGCTCGAATGCCTGGAGAACTACAAGTACGAGTTCAACACCCGGCTCCAGATGTGGACTCAGCAGCCGCTCCACGACAAGCACAGCCACATGATGGATGCGCTGCGGTATGCGGTGCAGGCAGTGAAGGAGCTGGACTTCTTCAGCGGAAAATTTTTTGACCTGCCGGGGCAGGACACCGGCTCGATCGACTACGTCCAGGACTACTCAGGAGTGTGGGCCAGATGAGGATGGTGACCATCCGGCAATCGCTGCAGCATGTGGTGGACAACCCAGTGCTCAAGAGCGACGACATGCTCAGCCTGCCAGCGCACGAGCTCGTGTCGCGCACGCTGTTCGAGATCGCCAACGGTGCGCAGATCAGCGAGCGCGGCTCGATGGGCCGAGCCAACATCGCACGCAACCTGATCTTCACCAGGCTGGTGGGACGACGCCGGCCAGGCACACACCCAGCCACCGCGAACAAGGTGCAGCTCGAGTTCATCGACCTCACGGCAGGTGAGATCAGTGAGTGACGAAGTCGTCCCGATCAAGCGGTTCAGGACACAGGTGCCGGATGGTCACCGCGGCTCGTTGGACACCCGGCTGCTGTGGCTGTGGCACCAGCGGTTCGGCACGGTGCAGACCGTCTACAGCTCCAGCCCTGACATCCTCGACGTCACGGCCGCCACGCTGATCCTGCAGGCCATCATGGGTCGGGACCTCAAGAGCATCCAGCAGCTGTACCAGCGGCTCGAGGGCTCTGCCCTGACCGACACGGACGTGGCTGATCAGCCACCCATGCGCCTCTGAGCCAGCCCCCGACGACGCCACTTCCGAGCCTCGGGGCGCTTGCAGACGTGGCACTTGCACCGCCGAGCCTTGAAGGCGTGGTCGAACGCCTCCTCGTCTGGCACCGTCTCTGGCCAGGAGCGGGCCTCCTGAGGCAGGAGAGCCAGCGGGAGGTACCAGACGTCACCCAGGCGCAGAGCGCCAGCGACAGGCGGCTTCCTGACCTGGTGCACCCGCTCCTCGGGAGGCTTCGGCTTGTACCTGGTGCCGTTGGAGTAGACCCGGGTGCCGTCCTCGAGCACCTTGATCGGGTGATGGGTCACGGGTAGAGGACTCCCTCCACGTACTCGGCCCACAGGGTGAGAGTCAGTGGCCGGTGCCGGCGGATGTAGTAGCCCGGCTTCACCCGGTACGCCTTGGGCACCTTGCGCCCGCAGATGTAGGTCATGTACGGCTTGCCGAAGTAGTACTCGAGGACCTTGTTGATCTTGCGCGTATCGCTGCGCCAGTTCTGCTTGCCCGGCTCGTACTTGGTCGGCGTCTTCATGATGTCGGCGATCCGGATGCCGGTCGCCCACTCGTAGATCATGACGGCCGAGACACGGTGGCCATGCTCGGGACTCAGGTTGCGCAGGAACTTGCGCACCTCTCGCTCCCACTGCACGAGGTGAGGGTTCTCGCGGACGATGTACTTGTCCTTGGTGACCGGCATCTTCGCCCTCATCTCATCCGGAAGGACAAGCTGGTCGATGCGGTCGGACCCCGCCGGGTCGGCTGCCGTGGACGGCAGACGAGCCTTGTCTGCCTCAGCCTTCTTGAACCTCTTCTTCAGCTCTTCCTCTGCCGCCGAAAGCAACGAACTCTGTTCGATCATGGCGGCAGCATACCCCCCAAAAAAAGGGGGAGTCGAGGCTGATAGCCCCGACTCCCCCTCACCAATCTCCTACCCCTTGTACCCGATCCGCTTCAGGAGCTTCACCGTCTGGTAGTCCGCGGGACTGCGAGGCGAGAACGCCATGATGACGGGGTCACCACCCTGCGGGTTCACCACCTTCCAGTGCCCGGATCCAGTCCGGGTCACATCGAAGCCCTGTCGTTCCAACTTCTTCACAAGCTTCGCCCGTTCAGCGCGAGCCCCGCTCATGATCAGTTGTACTTCTGGACGTTGGCCACCAGCTTGTTGGCTTCGTCCTGATCCAACCCCACATCGAGCGCACGCTTGTGCAGGTGCGTCTCCCAATCTGGGATCTGCGCCAGCTTCAGTTGCTGCCCGATGGCGAACAGTGTGTTGTTCCGTCGACCTGCCGGGATCGGCTTCTTCAGGTCGGCGAGCAGGTCAGCCTGCATGATCAGTACCTCCTCTGGATCCTCGAGTTCGAGGGTCTTGACGATGTTCGCCGCGGATGCGGCCTTGCGCTGCTGAGCTGCCTTGAGCCTGTCCTTGATACGGTCAGGCAACTCAGCCAGTGGACGGTCGTTCCACCTCTGGGACTGGTAGTGGTAGACACACCCAGTCCCTCGGAAGTCCACGCCCTGCTCGATGCCGATGCGATCACCGAACATGCCGAAGCCTGCGTTCGGATCCCACTCGTCCTCGCTCACGAGGTAGAACAGGTGGTAGCCGTTGCCGCTCTTGCTGGTCTCGGCCAGCGTGGGCGGCAGGATGCCCAGGCTTGCGGCATGGTCGAAGCCACCGTTCTTCCCGTCGATGTCGATGCAGACGACACGCATCGAACGCATGATGAAGGCGAACGCCCAGATCTTCTCGGCGTAGCCAGCAAGGATCGCGCTGGCCTGGAACCTCTTGCGCTGGTACAGCGGGATGAACGCGGGCTTGTCGTCCTTGTCGGTCAGCCCCCAACCTGCGTCGGTCTTGCCGTCGCCCCACACCCGGACGAGAGCCGGGCCTTCAGCTCCTGACACTGTCAGGAAATCCACGGGGATTGCGAAGTCCCCTTCGTACGAATCAGTCAGCCACCACGGCTGGTACATCTGCTTCCTCCTGGGTCTCCGGCTCTTGCGGCGCCGGCTTCTGTGCGAACAGGTCCAGGACAACTGGCCTGTACTCCTTGATGGTCGGCATCTTGGCGACCTTCTGGCTGCCGGCGGGGCGATAGGACTTGCCACGCCAGCTCTTGATGTACGGGTCGAACTGTTCCTTGACGTTCTCCTCTGACCAGACGGAGATGTCACCCATCTTGATGCGCCACGATGCGAACCTCTGAGTCAGCTCAGGGATCTCCATGTCGATCAGCGTGTCGAGCACACCGAGTGGCTCGTCACGATCGACCTGGACCATGAACTGCAGAGCCAGCGAGTTGGCCACCATGTGGTCCTGCTGCGCCTCGAGCGCAGACTTGGTCGGAGCCAACTTCTGGTACGCCTCTCCCTTGGTGACGTAGTACTTGATCAGCAGGGCGAGCAGGGCACCGAGCATCCGATCCGAGTTCATGTGCTCGTAGAACAACGGGTTCGTCGGGTACTCGTTCGGGAAGATGAAGCGAGTGAGCCTGGCCTGCAGGGCTGTGCTCTTGTCCCTCGACTTCGGCTCCCGGTTCAGACCCTCGATGAACAGAGCGTGGGTCTGCACCTCCTTCAGCGTGCCCTTGTACAGCGGCCTGATGTTGGTGCTCTCGCCCGTGATCAGAGACTTCTCACGGCCCGAGTCCTTGAGGAACTCGGCACTGCCATCCATCACCAGGTTGAGCAGCTTCCCGTTCAGGTCGTGGATCGCCACGTTGTTGTCGGCGATCATCTGCCTGTCCACACCTGAGACGTTGACCTTGCCCATCAGGTTCTTGAGCATGGTCATGAGCACCGACTTGCCGTTGCGACCCTGCCCGATGAGCAGGATGTAGCGGCCGGCCGACCAGTGCGGCGACAGGATCGTGGCGAGGTGGTACATGAGCGAGGTGTAGATCTCCTCGTCACCACCGACCCACTCGAGGATGGTGGCAGCCACCTCGGCCTGATCGTCCGGGTCCTCGTTGAGCATCCACTCGATGCAGTTCGGGACGAAGGTCCCGTCCGGATCGCTGAGCGTTCCGTCAGTCTGCAGGGCTTTCAACCCTGCGGCTGTCTTGATCAGGATGCGTGGTTCGACGTGGTTCACCTGACGAGCAGCACCACGCACCATGTAGGTGAAGCTGTCCTCCTGGCTCTGTCCAGTTAGTTGAGTGTTGAACTGTTCCAGTGCCGCATTGCGCAGGTCGTCACCGTTGAGTTGCACCCAGATACGGTTCTCCTCTGGTGGCACCACAGACCTGTCACCAGTCACGTAGTCGATGGGTGCATAGAGCGCCCCGTTGTACATCACGTACTCGAGATCCTTCGCCAGCTGTTGTGCTTCTTCACCCAGCTGACGGATGTTCTTCTGCACTGCAGTCGTCATGCTTCTCCTTGTGGGTAGTGGGGGAGTGGCCGACCGAAGCCGGCCACTCCCTTGTTCAGTTCTCCTGCAGATGCCGGAGAACCCTGATGCGATTCACCAACTCTCCGAACTGATCACTCGTGATACTGGGATCACTCGTGGCTTCGGTGAGCTTGTCCATCGCTGCCTGCACGTCCATTGCTTCCTCCTTGGTCCAGCCAGCCAGGTGGCTAGCCCCTCCCCGGTTGGCTTCAGGCGGGCAACAGACGCAGAACCTGCTTCGCTGCGGTGGAGACGAAGTCTCCTCGCGGCATGATCCGGCCGATCAGCTGCCGACGCAGGGCGTCGTCATCTGTGTCGTCGAGGATCAGCAGGGTGTCGCACACCCTGTCCATACCGTCAGTGCCGGTAGCCAGGGTGGCTGTCCCGATCAGGATGCTGTGCTCTCCCGACAGGAACTCTTGGATGATGGTCTCCTTCAACAGTTTGGGCGTCTTGCCCGTGACCATCGCGTACTTCATGCAGTAGAAGTCCATCGAACGAGCCAGAGCCTGTGCCACCTGCTCGCGATTGCAGTAGATGAGCACAGGCTTGTGCTTCGACAGCACCCCGGCCACGATGTCTTCGAACACTTCGAACCTCAGCCGTCCGTTCTCGGCCACCAGTCCTTGGAACCTTGCAGTCTGCCTCGCTTCCATGATGGATCCGATCATCTTGTGCTTGCGTCTGTCGTATCCGAACTCAGTCAGTTCGTCCGACAGATCCTCGTTGTATGAGATGTCGTCGATCGTGTAGACCAGATCGTCCGGCAGGTAGAACACACCCGGCTGGTCAGCCAGGTAGCTGGCCGCATCCGGGTAGTTCCTGAAGCCCAGCACGTTGGGCTCCATGCCGAACGGGTT